TCAGTACGCCTATGGTTAAGGCAGTGAAGGCGATGCCAGAAGCAACGCCCTCAACAAATATTATGCGCCTCTCGCGCCTACTAAGTCTCATGCTGCGAACTCAGCAACCGTAGCATCAACGGTTGTGTTCTCGTCAGCAGCATCTGCCTCAGCAGCCTTAGCTGCTTCTGAGTTGCGGTATGCTGTACGTGCGGCCATAAGCTCACGCATAGCGTTGTTAAACTCGTCAAGCTCGTCATCAGTCAGGCCATCTTTGAATACATCACCCTGTATCCTTTTGCCGTTCTCATCTTTTTTGTTTGAGAACTTACCGACAACTTGCTCTGCGAGACGTTGTGCTTTTGATTTGTCAGGCTCACCTTTGACAGCCTTTGCAAGCTTGTTCTCGCTATCGATCTCCATAGCCTTGAGATCAGAAACAACCGCATCAGGCGTGTACTGTGTGGGTATGTCACCGATGAAATCCTTGATCAATCTGACAGCGCCTACGCTGTTTTCTAGATAGCGTTTAGCGGTAGCATCTTTGACGCCTGCATGCTCAACCAATGCGCTCTTGAGAGCCTTTGATGTTGCACGAGGTAGGTTGCCTTTGACAAGCTTGACGTGAGCGATAGAGGCAATGACCTCACCATACGCTGACATTTTAGCGCCGTTGGCAGCCTCGTTGTTTTCTTTGTTAACACCTTTGAGCTTACCGATCTCTTGCTCTGCTTTGTAGATGTTATTGATTGCTGTTTCGGAAACGGTAAAGTTTTTTGAATTTGTCATCTGTTCATCCTTTTCTGGCTGACAATTTCTGTTATCGGCATGATGCCGCGACTACAGCCCCGAAGGGCTGCACTCATGGTTTCATGCTATGAATGTTTAGCGATGTGAGCTTTGAGCTTCTTTGACATCTTGTCAAAGTAACGCCCACCGTTGACGATCTCACGATCATCGATTGGATCATAATGACCCTCTCGAAAATCGATTTGCGCTCTGTTGTCCAAGTCCTCTTGGAACAACTGAAGAACGTCAGCATCAACGAGAGTTGATGGCTTGATCTTCCTTGAGGTAAAATCCTCAAGAAAAGAAATGTACTGACTTTGCAGAGCCACTGGCTCTATGTTGTCAGCGCACTCAATGAAGTTCGATACTTCACTGAGAGTATATTCGCGTTGACCGCGAAAAGATATCCCGAATGGGATGGTTTTTGGTTTTGGCATATTGTCTCCTTTCAAGACAGGATTGCACTCTCTAATTTTGTAATTAAGTCTTTTTTATCCCATGCTCTTGCGATTTTTTTATCGCCGTCAAAAGCAGTCCAGTTACCACCAATTTTGCGAACTTCAATGTTCTCATGACCTTTGACAATCCACTCAGCGGTGCGTGTACCAAATCCATTTCCCATCCATTCGGTATCTTTTGCCTTTGTTAGTTTAATCATTTTAGCTCCTCATAAAATTAATGATGCAGCCCATAGGCTGCACTGTTAATCTTACGCTGCGTTTTGCACTGGGAAGTGACGCCCTTTTTCTTTGACGATCATAGCCATTGCAGAAACGTGCATGATGTTATCCTCATCGAATGCGCCATGCACATCCTCATTATGTAGGAAGTCATCAGTATTGTATCGGTAAGTGTCACCGCTTGGTTGGGTGTATTCATAGTTCCACTGAAATGAAGTGTCGCTATTTGATCGAATGTTTAAGATATGTGATCCATCATCCCCAGAACATGTGATTGTAACAGCGATACCTTTTGTAGTGATTGAACGTAGAACAGTATTGATTGATGCCATTGTGGTTTACCTCCGTTAAATGAAACCATGACAACGGCAACTGATTGCTGCCGCTCTCGATTGTTTCACCTCAGGCTTTCTCGTTGTCTCTCTACTACTGCAAGCTGTATGTTCTCTACATTCAACCACCTCACTAGCCCTATTCCCAGTGGCGGCACTCGCAGCGTTTTTGATTTGCAACGCCTAGACCATTTTTGTCAGGAGAGATTTTATCCTCTCACTTGGGCTGGGGCTTCTACCAACCTACCGTGCGTTGCGGTATCATCCGCTCTGTTGAGATCCTTAAATCAGATGTTGATACCTTTGTAAACCCTTATTTTCCCTTATATGCCCTTTTATTCCCTTATTGTTTAGATTAGTTCAATAAATAAAGGGATATCGTGACAAAAAAAAATTTAGATGTTAGGATAAAAAAAGTTCTATTGCACTTTTTCTGGGTATCGTTTGCCCCAGATTATGGTGAAAATATCAGGGTGATTTGTTTTGCCCAAAACCCCGAAAGCAAGCGCAGCGTTAGAAGGATGGCACTAATGAGTAATAAGAAACCTAATCTAAGAGTAGTACAGGGTAATAAGAAAAGTAAGGGCACTAGGAAAAAGAGTGCCACCAATAAGAGTACAGGGTTAACAGATAAACAAGAAGCATTTGCTCTAGCAGTGTTTGAGGGCAACAACTTTAGTGAAAGCTACAGGATAGCTTACGATGCCTCAGATATGAGTGCAGCAAGCATCCATAGGGAAGCTTGTCTACTTGTGCAGCACCCAAAGGTATCCCAAAGGTTAGAGGTGCTAAATGCCGATAGGGTTAAAGAACAGCGCATGTTAAGCCTCTCTCGAAGTGACTTTGTTTTGAAACAGCTCACAGATGAAGCAACCAATGCAGATAATTCAGATGGCGCAAGAGTAAGAGCACTTGAGCTGCTAGGGAAATCGGTAGCACTGTTTACCGACAAGGTTGAGACTGAGGATAAGACTGAGCGAGACCCAGAAAGTATTAAGGCAGAGCTAGAGGCTAGACTGAACAGGCTGCTAGGTTAGTGCAATTGAACTTTTCACTGGATGTTTTGGGTCGAGCCGTGTGTGTATAAATTTAAACTGTGTCGATCAACCCCACCTACCCCCCACCCCCCCTGTCTGCGTGACGTGGGCATGTGCGCGTATACATGATGT